GCGCCGTGGCGTGATCACGCGCATTCGCTAGCCAGGGAGAGCGTCGTGAAACCACGGCGCTTTTTCTGCGCACCTGGTGATGCCACGGAGATCCAAGGCGGCCCAGGGTAAACCATGGCTCGGGAGCCGCGGGAGGATATCCTCCTTACCGCCGGTCCAGTGTCGCCTCGGCCAGGCCATGGTCTCCCCTTCCCCAGGCCTTCCGCCGACGCGCGCCTTCCTCGTCCGTTTGCATGCCGTAACGAATTCGCTAATATGCTAATTAGCGAAACGAAAGAGAGACGCAAATGACACAGATCAGCAAAGACCTCTATGACGAACTCGTAAGCGCCGACATGCAAGAGGCGTTCGAGCTCTTCGTGCAGCAGCGCGCCTACTTCGAAGTGCTCAATGTCACAGCCGGCATCGTTGGCCGCGTCGATCGTTGGAGCGACAGTCTGTTCTACAATGCCTCTGATTATTTCGATCATGATGGCAAGCAGTATGCCAGCGTCAAATACGCTCATCGCATCACCAGCGAATACCATCGCTTTGAAAGCCACGACGAAGCACGCGCCTTCGCCATGACGCTTCTCGCCGACATCGCTCACGACGTCTGATCCTCCGCCACATGCGAATTCGTGCCGTCACTCGCCAGATTGCACGAATTCGCTAATTCGCTAAAATCAAAGCGTCAACAACGACAGAGAGAACCGAAAATGCTTTATCCAGCTCCTACGACCATCATCCACGTCAAGCCGATGACGCGCACGACCAAAGACCGCCGGCGTCATATGCTCGACCTTGCTGTGACCGTCGCGCATGAAGCGCTCTCTGCCCTGGCGCTCGTCACCTTCGTCTCTGCGATCACGACGATCGCCTTGATCATCCACCACTAGAGCAACCAGCCCTCCCCACCTAGCCAGCCGCGCCTCACCGCCGGCTGGTTTTCTTTTTGCCAACCTGAAACCATGGCGTATAAATCGGGGAACCAAGGCGCATGGCGTGTCGATTCGCCGTCCTCCGCCGACTCCCGCGCCGCCCGCCTCGCCTATTTGGTTAGTCAGTCTAGCTGATCATGCGTATGCTGATAGTCAGTCACACTGATCATTCGTATGCTAACGATGTTACGCGATTCAATCGCATTCGATCGATCATGCACGCAAAAAGCGCGCTATCTCTAGCGCGCTCGTTTTCAGTGTGTCGCGTCACTCTGCTAGCGCTTGCTCGCGATAGTTGATGAGCGCGCGAACTTCGTGCGTCTCATAATCGTCATCCAACTCTAAGAGTGCAATGACGTCGCTTTGCGTCATAGAGTTGAGTGCGATTTTCTCGCGCATTTGCTCGCGCTCGCGACGTTCGCGCTTAGACAGATGAATTCTCATAGCATGTTCGCTTTCGTGTCTGTGACTGTCTCTGTGTCTGTGAGCGTGCTTTCACACGCTCACAGTCAATATTGATTGATTATGCGAAGCGCGCAGCGATTGCGCTCATAATCTCGTTATCGTTCACAGTATACTTGTCTTTCGACACTGCTTTAAGCAAGTTCAAAGCGAGCAAAGCGCGCATGTTCATTGAAGTGTGACGCTTCGCAGAGTCATATGCATCTTTACGACGAAAGTAGAGATGCGCGCGCGACTTGTCGACTTTGATATCTTTATCAAGCGCGATCTCAATATCTTTCGCTTCGAATTGTTCATTGTTCTTGTAGAAGTTCACAAGCGTGCGCAACACTTCTTCGACGTTGCTCTTAAGCTTGCTCACGTCGCGCTTGTTCACTGCGAATTCGATCATGTGCGCAGTGTTTTCGAGCGCTTTCATGTCAAACATGTAGTTAGCGATTTTCTTGTCTTCTGCGAAAGTCTTTGCAACTTCGCAACGTTCAAGCATTGCAGCAACGTCGCTGTTTTGAACAACAAGCGCGCACTTCGATATGAAGTTAAGAGAGTTTGCGCTCTTGTTGTTCTTCACTTCTACGTCATAGCGATCAGAGAGAGACTGTGCGTATGCGTTGATTACAGTAGTCATGATGTAACTCGCTTTCGTGTGTTGTTGAGTTGTCGTTGTTGACATGCTCACTAAACGCTTGTTCGCATCGAATGTAAATAGCTAATTCGCTAATTCGTGAATTATTTTTAGGATAATTGTGTGTGCTGCTATTTGACTCACACAAGCGCAAGGGCGCGCGTTCATGCGTGCGCAGTGTCACACAACGCGCAGCGCTAGGGATCGCTCGTATGACGCTCTGTGTGTCAGTGTGTGCGCATAGAGTTTGCGAGCGATGCGAAGTCTTAGAGAAAATCGAGCGTGTCGAACGGGATGCCTTCTGGCGCCTGAGCAACTCCCGGATCGGACTACCCTTCCTCGTCTCCGGTCGAGACGGACAGCACTCCCTGGGTAGGATCTGTCAACATCCGTCAACCTGGTCTCCCCTCCCCTGCTCCAGGCCCGAGGTTCCGGTCTCCCGGTCGTGCTTAGCGAAAGGACGATATCGCTAATTCGCTCCCCAGGCAGATCCTTCCAGGTTTCCACTACCCATCCTGCATTCAGGCGTTCAATCAATATTGACTTATCATAATCGCCTGGCTAAGTTCGGCGCGTCATCAACACCCAAGGAACTCACATGCAAATCAAGGTCACGCCCGTCGGCATGGTGCACTTCAACAAGTCGGCCATCGACGCTCCTGCCATTCTCGCCCTCGTTCCGACCCGCACCCGCGTCTACGACGAGGATTTCAGGCTCCACGGAGGTTTTGTGGTGCTGACGGGAAGCGGCGTCGCCTATCGCGACGAAGCAGGCAACGAGGCGCTCTACGCCATCGAGTCGGTCACGGCCGAGCAGGATCGGATCCGCTTCGACATCGTGCTCGACGCGCTCACCTTCGCCGAGACCCCTGCCAGCGAGGAAGCGGTCTACGGCGAAGAACCCGCCTGCGAGGCCTGTGACTGCGAACAGGGCTATGTCGGCGAAGAGGTTCAGGTCGAGGAGATCGACGAGGAGCCCCTCACCGTCACCGTCTGGTATTCGGACGTGGAATATCTGGCTATCAACGACGTCATCGACATCGACGATGAGGACGGCACCCTCGAGCTCTACACGGCAGACGGCTCGCTGATCGTGCCGAAGCAGGGCTGGACCCACTACGCAATCGCTGAATAGCCGTTTCTGGCTTTCGCTAATCCGCGAATTCGCTACGGCAACCCTGTCGTAGCGAGCCTACCGTAACCAGGAACGCCCGAATGCCTACCCTTCCCCGCTTTGTCGCCCTCTGTGGCAATCCTCGCGCCGGCAAGTCTGAAGCTCAGAAGATCCTTCAGGAAGCCTACGGCTACGAGCCGGTCGATGATGGCATGCCACTGCGCGAGATCGCCGTGGAGAAGTTCGGGCTCTCCTGGGAGGACGTGACGACACAGGCAGGCAAGCTCCGGTATACCGAGATCGCCGGCAACTCGCGCCAGAACCGGGATATCCTCGGTTCGCTCGGCGTCGGGCTCGAGGAACAGTTCGGTGAGATGATCCTGCCCTTCCTCGCGACCCGCAAGCTCGACCCGGCCAAGCGCTATTCGTTCGGCTCGGTGCGCAAGGTTCAGGGGCACTACTACAAGCAGTTCGATGGCGTGGTGCTCGAGATCGTCAATCCTGACGCCGGACCCTCGCCATACGCCTTCGACGTCTACGACAAGTCGGCGATCGACGCCCGGATCTTCAACAACATGCTCCACCACGGCTTTTCGCCAGAGGTGGCCCGCAAGGATCTGGCAAACAAGCTCCAGTTCGCCCTCGAGGCCTTGGCGGCTCGCTGATGCAGGTCTGGTATCACGGCAAGCTTCAGGGCGATCTGCACGGCACCCTCAAGATCGTCAATGGCATCGCGTGGTTCGCGGTGATCGAGGATGATGCCATCTTTAACGAATTCGCTATTTCGCTAAATACCAGAAATCACGAATTCACTGGCTTCGACAACATGAACTCTGGGCTGGATCCGGAAAACTACATCCTCAAGGAGCTTGGCCTGAAGCCCGGCGAATACGAGAAGATGACGTTTTTCAACCGCGACGCCTTGCGGGTCACCTGGAGGATCCTCGAGCCACAGAACAACGAGGAGCTCGAGTTTCTCTTCGACCTGCCGGGGTTTGAGCCGCTATGAGCCGGCCTTGCCAATACGACCGAAAAGTGAGACATCACCGTCAGGCGCGGTCCTAGATAGCTCTCTTTCGGGAAAGTCTGTCGTTGTTGACGCAAATGGGCCGCGCCAACCCTCCCACATCCTAATGGTTTTTTAACCAGACTCCTGCTATAGGCGAATTAGCGAATTCCCGAAAAGTAGGATTTAGCGATGCCTCATATCATTTCCTGCCTGTCCCAGAAGGGCGGCGTTGGCAAATCCACCTTATCCCGGCTTGTGGCCCGCACCTTCGCGTCGAATGGCTGGTCGGTGAAGATCTGCGACTTCAACACCCGGCAGCTCACGTCCGTCGACTGGGTGGCGATGCGCATGCAGGCCGGCATAGAGCCGGCGATCGACGCCCAGCCGATGACCTCGATCAAGAGGCTCAACAAGGAGCCCTACGATATGCTGGTCATCGACGGAGCTCCGGACTCCGATCAGAACTCACTCGAGGCCGCCAGGATCTCGCACCTGGTCGTAATCCCGACCGGCGTGACGGTCGACGACCTGAAGCCCCAGGTAGGCTTTGCCAACGAGCTCGTCCACAAGGGCGTTCCGCGCGAGAAGCTGCTATTCGTCCTCAATAAGACCGGTATCAGCGATGTGCCGGTGCGCGAGGCGACCCAGTTCCTCCGGGCGCAGGGCTTCCTGGTGGCTGATACCGATATTTCGACCAAGGATGGCTATCAGATCGCCCAGAACTCGGGTCATGCCATCACCGAGACGAAATATCCGTCGCTGAACCAGCGCGCTGACGCCTTGGCGACCGAGATCGGCGCCCGGTTCCAGATCTTCATGGATATCGCAGCATGAGCAAGACCCCGAAACCCTTAGCACCGTCGAGCGCAATCGTGCCTCCGCCGCCACAGAAGACCGCGTTCAAGTCGCTTGTCGGGCTTGAAACGAGGGCTGAGCAGCCGATCGTCAACGACAACATGAAGAAGACCAACTGGGCCGACCTGAACTTCAAGGTCGATCCGGAGTTCAAGGTCGAATTCAAGACGGTCGCAGCCTCGCATGGGCTGTCGATGAAGGAGCTGCTTGAGGAAGCCTACGACCTCTGGAAGAAGAACAAGGCCGCGAAATAACGAAAAAGGGCGCTAATGCGCCCTTTCTTGCATTCGTGCTTTCGCTAATTCGTTAATCCGCGGTTTCGAGAAGGCCGCGCTTCAGGGCACGTTCGACCAGCTTCTCCAGGCGATCGCGCTCGGCCTCGAGCACCTGGATGCGCTCCAGCAGATAGACCTCGGTGTAGGCCGAAAGGCCACAGGTGTTGAAGAAATGCACCGGATCGGCCAGGCGCGGGGAGGGGGTGGCTTGCTGGACGGTCATGCTGCTTTCCTTTGCTGAGCGAAGATGGACCAATCGAAGTCCTGGTTGGCCGGCAGAATGCCCTCCTTGAAGCCAGGGGTGCTCTCGACGACCTTGCGGCGCGATCGGGTGTGTTCGGCAAGCGAGATGTTGTTGCCGCAGGTGTAGTCGGCGATGAAGCAGACGTTCGGGACGTCGCCCTTCTTGGCGCGCAGCCCGCGGCCGATACGCTGACGAAGGGCAACTTCGGCTTTTCCGCCACCGCAGAGCTGGACCAGGCCGAGGGCAGGGACGTCAACGCCGACGTCGACGATGGTCGAGCCGATCAGAACGTCGATTTCGCCTGCAGCGAGCTGTCTGAGGGCTTGCTTGCGCTCATTCTGCTTGTCCTCGCCTCTCAGGAAGACGACACGCAGCCCCACGCGCTCCATTTTCTCCTTCAGCTTGTCGCCGTGCTCCATGCGGGTGACGAGAGTGAGCACCGGCAGCCCGTAGCGCTTCGCCATCAGGGCATCACGGATGATGTCCTTGTGCATGTAGCCGTTCTCGACGTAGCCGAGCTGGAAGGCACGCTGCCAGGGCGAGGTCCGGAACAGCTTGTCGTGGTGCTTCGAGGTGACGAACTTGAAGATCGGCCGGGCGAGAATGCCGCGGTTGATCAATTCCTCCTCGGTGATGCGGATCAGCACCGAACCGAAGGCTGCCATCAGGCGCATGTTGTCTTCGGCGCTGTCACGCATGAACGGAGTGGCGGTCAGCGCAACGCGCACCGCGGCGTTCTTGCAGTGACGCAGGATCTCGTAATAACTGTTGCCGCCAGCCTCGTGGGCTTCCTCACCGATGACGACCTCGATCATCTCGAGGAACTTCAGATAGCGATTTCGCCTATTCGTCTTTTCGCTAAATCGCTCTTCCGCGATTTTGCGAACTTCCTCCTTCGACATGTTGGCGTTTTTCTTCTTCGACCGGTGAATCGACTTCACGACAGCGCGGATCTCCTCGTCGAGCGAGGTCTCCTTGAGGGCCGCCACGAAGGTCTGGACCATGCCGAGGTTGACGCCCTTAACCATCTTCTCCTCGCCATCGCCGACGACGCCGGTGTTGATGCCGATGGCGTCGACCTGATCCTTCATCTGATACATCAGAACGCCGCGGGTGGTCAGGAAGAGGGTAGGGCGCCGGTAGCGAGCCATGATCAGCTTGGCAATTTTCGATTTGCCGCCACCGGTCGCTACTTGAACGATCCCTCTTCCGTGCTTCTCAACCTGACGGAGCGCCTTGAGCTGGAAGTCATAGCGCGGATCGTCATTGCCGAACTCGTCAACGATCGGACTTTCGGGGCCAAGGGGGAGGGGAGGGGCCTTTCGGATCAGGTCGACCTTGTAGCCGGCGCGGGTCAGCTCCGAATGGATCATGTAGACGAAGCCAGCAGGGAAGCTGTCGCTGCGTGTCTCGTAGAAGGTCGAGCGGCCGTCCCAGGAGCCCTGGTTGAAGGCGAAGGTCTGTTCGGCGCCGGCAACCATATAGGAGAGCTTTTCGCTGACCAGCGTGGCAACGTCGGCCGGCGGGTCGATGAGCTTTGCGTTCACGGCGTTATGGGCAAGTCGGATAGTTTTCATTTTTCTCAGATTACCTGTTGCCAAGTGGTAAGGCGTTCAGTAAATATTGATTGAACGTAGCCAACTATGCAAGGCCAACCATCCAATGACATACCCCAAGGGGATCGACCTCGATCCGCGTGTTCTGAAGCCCAATCCGTGGAACACGAACATCATGACGCCGGAGAACGAAGCCAAGCTGGAGGCTTCTGTTCGACGCCTGGGTTTCTTTCGTCCGGCTGTCGTTCGCGAATTCGCGAATGGGCAAATTAGCGAATTCCAGATCCTCGGCGGCCAGCATCGCGTCGAAATCGCCATCAAGATCGGGCTCGCCACCATCCCGGTCGTCAACCTCGGCCCGATCGATGATCTGAAGGCCAAGGAGATCGGCATTGCCGACAATGCCCGATACGGCGTCGACGACACGCTCGCCTTCGCAGAACTCCTCAAGGAGATGGGCAATGCGGATCAACTGGCAGACTTCCTTCCCTACACGCAAAGCGACTTCGACGGATATTTCGCGTCTGCTGAAATAGACTTGGATTCATTGGAGTTTGAAGAAAACTTCGACCGTCACGAAGAAAGCCAGGCGGAGCCCGACCCGGAGCTTCCGAAGGCGCCCAAGACCCACACCATCGTCCGCTTCAAGGTTGCCCTGAAAGACGCCGAAGAGATCACAGCCCTCATCGAGCGCACCAAGAAGACCCACGGATTGACGACCTCGGACGAACTCACCAACGCCGGTGACGCCCTGGTCCAGCTTCTCTTCTCCGCCGGCACCTCGAACGAGCTCGAGGATCTCGAACTCGGGGAAGATGAATGACCGCTCCGAAGTTCGAGGACTGCCGGTCCTGCATCTACTTCTCCAAGAAACGTCGCAATCCGATCTGCCGCGAGTGCGACTACGGCGAGTTCTTCGAGGGTCGCACCTCCTGCCGAGAGAAGAACAACGACGAACTGATGAAACTCTACAGGGAACTCTCCGATCATGACGAATAAGGCCGTCGAGCTCATCGATATCGGGCTCATCAAGCCCTATCCAAACAACGCCAAGAAGCACGCCGACGAACAGGTTGAGCGTCTGTCGAAGCTGATCACCCGCTTTGGCTGGACACAGCCGATCGTCGTTGACGCCGACTACGTCATCATCGCCGGTCACGGCCGCCGGCTCGCAGCCCTCAAGATGGGTCTCCAGAAGGTGCCGGTCATCGTTCGTGACGACCTGACGCCGGAGGAAGCCAATGCGCTGCGCCTGGCTGACAACCGCGTCGCCTCGACCGAATACGACCTCGGCATGGAGCAGGCGGAGCTTGCCTCGCTGTTCGACGCCGATCTCGGCTTTGATCTGACGGATCTCGGCTACACCGAGCGCGAGCTTTCCTTCGCCACTGACGATCTTGGCTCGATGGACGACACGATCTTCGTCGAGGACATCTCCGCAGCCGTCGAGGAGCAGAAGACCGCCAACAAGGAAAAGGTCGCCGAGGTCGACGATATCGCAGCTCCGGTCGCCGATGCCCTCGGCTTCAAGCGTGTGACGATCGCCGAGAGTCGGAAGATCCGCGAGCTGATGGCGAAGGTCGAGCAGCGCGCAGGCAAGAAGGGCGTCGATGCGCTGATCTACGTCCTCGAAAGCCAGGCTGCATGAGCGACGAAAAGGTCATCGACATCAAGTCGCGCCGGCCCTACGCGGTCGCCAAGGCTGAAGAGGCCAAGCAGCGCCGGGCCGCCAAGCGCCAGGCCAAGAAGCAGTGGTCTGAGGTGCGCGAAGAGCACAAGTCGGTGCTCCTCGAGGTTCTCGACCAGGTTCGCGCGCGCGTCGCCGACGGCAAGCTCGAGGGACTGATCCTTCTCGCCCGCGAGCCCACGACCAAGCTCTTTCTGACCGAAGTCGTTCTCGACGACCGGCTCATTCCGCCGAACGACCTGCATTCCTACGTCGGCTGCATGGAGACGCTGAAGATCGAGTTGGCCGACGGTGCTGCCATGGCGCCGGCGCTGCTCAACGATGGCTCCGTCATCGATCCATCCGAGCAGATCGACGAAGAATACGACGGATACGAGTGAGATCATGACCGAATACACCGTCAACTGCGCCTTCACATCCTCCGTCGAGCGCACGCCGCGCGTGCTGGAGCTGGCGGAAGGCTTCGGCCTGGGACTGACCGACAAGAAGTTCGTCATCTATGACGGCCTGAAGCTCGAGATTCGCCCGGCCGACATCGTCTACATCCTCGGCCAGTCCGGCTCCGGCAAGTCGCTGCTGCTGCGCGACCTGGTGCGCCAGATGAGGGAAGAGGGCAAGAAAGTCGCCGACCTCAACGAGATCGAGCTCGAGGATAAGCCGGTTATCGAACTCCTCGGCAAGACAACGGTCGAGGCTACCAATCTTCTCGCGAAAGCAGGCATCTCGGATGCCTGGATCTACATCCGTAAGCCCTCGGAGCTCTCCGACGGCCAGCGCTATCGCCTGAAGCTCGCGAAGATCATGGAAATGGATGCCGATGTCTGGGTCGCCGACGAGTTCGGCGCCGTGCTGGACCGGGCCACCGCCAAGATTATCGCCTTCAACATCCAGAAGGTTGCCCGCGAGCGCGGTCGCACCCTGATGGTCGCAACCACCCACACCGACCTCGAGGCCGAACTTGGGCCGACGCTGAGCATCCACAAGCGCTTCCGTGAGCGGGTCGACATCAAGCAAGGAACAGACAATGGAGCAGTTTAATTTCGGCAAGGCGATCGAGCTGGTGAAAGCCGGCAAGAAGGTCGCCCGCATCGGCTGGCACGGCAAGCGGATGTTCGTCTTCCTCAATCCTGGTGCAGCGCCGGCCTCTACTCAGGTCGAATGCCGCGAGGACATGGACCGGATCTCCGGTATCAATGCCCTGCTGTTCGAGACCAGCGACGAGGGCTCGACGGTTCGGCTGCCGAACATCAACCTGAAGCTTCCCGACGGCTCCATCGTCACCGGCTGGCTTGCGAGCCAGAACGACTTGCTCGCCGAAGACTGGGTCGAAGCATGAGTGATCACGGCTGGATCGGCGTCGATCTCGACGGAACGCTTGCCTACTACGATCGCTGGCGTGGCATCGAGCATATCGGTGAGCCGGTCCCGCTGATGCTCGACCGGGTGAAGACCTGGTTGGACGAGGGCCAGGAGGTGAAAATCTTCACGGCCCGCGCCTGTGAGCCGGTCGCGGTCCCGTTCATCGAAGCCTGGTGCGAGAAGCATGTCGGTCGCCGGCTCGAGGTGACCAACGTCAAGGACTTCCGAATGGTGGTTCTCTGGGATGACCGGGCGATCCGCGTGGCAGCCAACACTGGTCAGGTGGTCTAGTGCGGATTTCGCTTATTCTTGCTTTCGCTATTTCGCTCTGTGTGAGCTCATGCTCTGCGACAGCACCCGCATACGCAAAACTCGACGGAGCGCGCTGTGAGCGAAACTGAGACGATTGTGACGCGCTCTGATAACGCGCGAGCGCGCTTTGCGCTCGCTGACGACATGTGGGTCGAACGGGGCACGAAAGCCGACTGGGAGCTGCTCCACGATCTGCACTACAAGGCCGAGGGTCTGCCACTGGGTCCGCGCTTCTGGCGCCTGGATCTGCACGGCGAGACGATCGGCGTCCTGGTCACCGGCAATCCGAAGGGCATGCTGCGCGAGCGCCACATGGTGTTTCCGAAGCTGAAGCCCGGCGGCAAGGAGACCAAGATGACGAACACCAACCGGTTCAACTTCATCAACGGCAATTTCCGCGTGGTCTCGAGGTTCGTGGTCGACACCATGTATCGCGGGATCGGCGCCGGCTACCGGATGATGAACCTGGTGTCGCGCATCGAGGGCAACACCTTCATGGAGATTCAGTCCTCCATGTCGAAGTTCAACATCTTCGGGCAGAAGGCAGGCTTTAACTTCGTGGCGCCGACCAATGCCAACAAGTATGAGGCCGGGCTCAAGTTCTTCCGCAAGAATTTCGCTGCCAATCCCCAGGACTTCGAGGCGATCGTCGCCGAGATCGAGGGATCGCCGGCGCGTGAGACGCTGATCGAGGGGGCTCGCGAATTCTACATGCGCAACTCGGCGCTCGAGAACACCGGCGCTGCGCGTGAGAAGGCCGAGGGCAGGGTGGCTGCCATGACCGCCCGCGACCTGGTGAAGGGCATTCAGCAGATCGCGCTTGCCTCGCCGATGTATGGAATCTGGCAGTGTCCGGACAAGAAGGGCACGGTTCCGGAGCGGCTTCCGCTGCTCGCATTCGATTGTCAGGGCGCGCGCGAGCCCTTGAAGTGGAAGCCGGAATGAGGCGTGCTCCAAAGCAGACGCAGATCGCCGAGGTGATCCTGTCGGCGGCCGACCGCGGCGAGTATCTGAACGTCACTCAGATCCACGCGGGGCTGCCCTACAAGTGTGCCTATGGGTCACTAAGGAAAACGCTGAAGGTCTTCGAGGACCGGAACCTGATCACTAAGGTTAGGACCGGTATGTGTGTAACTATAAAGCCTAACCTGACACTGTATCATTGGTTCCGGAGCTAAGGATCCGGAGCCGTGTCCCGTCTATATTATCTACTTACTTACTTAGAAGAAGATAATAATAATAGACAGCGCACGGTTCCGGAAACTGGACCGGTTCCTCTTACCGTGTCATAATCAATAAACATTGATTGAACGTGAAAGCCATGACAGACACTGACACAGCTCCGGTTCCGCAAGACGCAGCACCGGAAGAAAAGACGAAACGGCTCACCGACGCGGAATATGCGGAGGCAAAGGAGCTGTATGAGCTGGGTCAGATGCGCCTGGCCGAGCTGGGCGACAAGTTTGGTGTCTCCCGGCAGGCATTGTCGCGTCGGTTCAAGGACGATGGCGTCAATTTCGGCTCACGAGCGCACGAGGTGCAGGCCGCGGTCGCGCAGGGTGTCAAGGCAGCGGCGACGACGAACGCGACCCAGCAGGCTGCCCTGCAGATGGAACGCTACGCCGACAAGCGCCTCGAATGGATCGAGGAGACGCGCGTCAACGGCTACAAGGCGCTGAAGCAGGCCGACATCCTCGCCAAGACCATCATCAAGGACGTGCTGCAGAAGAAGGCGCCGGTCGCAACCGCCGACGACGACCTGAAGGCTGTCCACCGCTTCCAGAAGATCCTCACCGAAAACGTGCTGACCAGGCTCGACATTCTGCGCGCCAACGACGTGATCGACGAGAACGACCTGCCGGAGATCCACTTCGAGGATCTGACCGACGAGGACATCCTCTCGCATCACCGTGAAAACGGTCTGATCGACGAAGATACCGACCCGAACGAACTACTCGCCGAGATCAACAGCGTCGAGGTCTCGACGTAATGCCGCAGCCAATCCTCCTGAAGGCGCACCGCGGGCAGAAGATCGTCTTGAAGGACGGTCGCCGCTTCAAGGTGATCGTCGCCGGCCGACGCTGGGGCAAGACGCAGATCTCCAAGATCGCGCTGATCAAGGCTGCCGTCTCCCGGAAGAACCAACTCTGCTGGTATGTCGCGCCGACCTATCAGATGGCCCGGCAGATCCTTTGGGAAGACCTGAAGCGCTCGATCCCGAAGAAGCTGATCGTCTACAACGGCATCAACGAAACCCGGATGACGATCAAGCTGATCAACGGGTCTCGCATCGAACTCAAGGGCGCCGACAACCCCGACTCGCTGCGCGGCGTCGGCATCAACTTCCTCGTCCTCGACGAAGCCCAGGACATGCGCCCGGAAGTCTGGGAAGAGGTTCTGCGCCCGACGCTCGCCTCGACCGGCGGCCAGGTGATCTTCATCGGCACGCCGAAGTCGTTCAACTGGTTCTACGACCTCTATGTGCTCGGGCAGCGCGGCGACACCTACAAGGACGACAAGGACAAGGTCGTCATCAACCAGTGGAAGAGCTGGCAGTTTCCGACGATCATGTCGCCCTTCATCCCGCGTGCCGAAATCGAGCATGCACGCCGGGAAATGGATCCGAAGACCTTCCGCCAGGAATTCGAGGCGAGCTTCGAGACCATGTCGGGCCGCGTCTACTACGCCTTCAACCGCAAGGCCCATGTTGGCGAGTATCCGTTCAACCCGAACCTCGACATCATCGTCGGCCAGGACTTCAACATCGACCCAATGAGCTCCGTCATCATGCAGGTTCAGCCGAATGGCGAGATCTGGGTGGTCGACGAGGCAATCCTGTTCGGCTCCAACACCCAGGAGACGGCAGACGAGATCGCCAGGCGCTACTATCGCCAGATGAACCGCACGACCTTCTATCCCGACCCGGCCGGCAACAACCGGTCGCATGGGCGAGGGGAGTCCGACCTTGATATCCTGCGAGACGCCGGCTTCAAGCGGATCATCTTCCATCGCAAGCACCCGCCGGTCGCCGACCGCGTCAACTCGGTCAACCGTCTGCTGATGTCGGCCGAGGGCACGATCAAGATGAAGTTCGACCGCAAATGCAGGCATACGATCGCGGCGATGGAGCAGACGATCTACAAGGCCGGCACGCGCGACGTGGACAAGACGATGGGCGTCGAACACCCGGCCGACGCGCTCGGCTACTACGCGCACTACGAGTATCCGGTCAGGAAGATCGAAATTCTCGGCGTGTCTTTGTAGTTGCCGATCAGTCAATATTGACTTATCATTGAGCCGTTACAGCAAAGGCCTTTCGATGGATCAGTATCTGCTTCGCTCGTTTTTCGACCGCCGGCACCCGGATTATCACCGGTCGGTGAGCCATTGGCGTTTTCTGCAGAAGACCTACGAGGGCGGCCGCGCCTGGTTCGAAGAGCACGTCTTCCAGTATCACAAGGAAGGGGAGAAGGAGTTCAAGGACCGCAAGGCTCGAGCTTACCGCTTCAATCACACGCGCGAAGTCGTCGACCTCGTCGTCAAGTATCTCTACAAGGGCGACATTACCCGCAACGTTGACGCCGCACCCCAGGTCGTGAAGGACTTCTGGGATAACGCGACGTTGCAGAACATGGGTATCGGGCAGCTCATGCGCACCGGCTCGACACAGTCCTCGATCAAGGGCCGCGTCGCCATGGTGGTCGACAACAACGTGCGCCAGGGCGCCGTGTCGATCGCCGACGTCAAAGCTTCCAACATGCGCATCTATGCCTATCCGGTCGACGCCATCGACCTGCTCGACTACGCCTTCGACGAAGACGGCGACGGCGGGCTGCTGTGGGTGATGATCCGCGAATATGTCCGTGATGACGCCGATCCGCTCACCAGCTCCGGTGATGTCGAGGTTCGCATCCGCGTTTGGGATCGCCAGGGCTGGCGCCTGTTCGGCGAAGTCTCCGGCAACATCGTCACCACGACGCCGAGCGGCCGCAAGAAGGTCCAGCGCCAGGTCGAATTGATCAGCTCCGGCGAGCACGGTCTCGGTCGCGTGCCGGTGGTCTTCCTCGATCACCTGATCACCGACAATCCTTACCATACGCCGGGCCTGATCGACGATATCGCCTATCTCGACCGCGCGATCGCCAACTATCTCTCCAACCTGGATGCGATCATCCAGGATCAGACCTTCTCGCAGCTTGCCATGCCGGCGCAGTCCCTGCTGCCGGGCGAGGAGACCTACAACAAGCTCGTTGAAGCCTCGACCAAGCGTGTCTTTGTCTACGACGCTGCCAATGGCGCAAGCGCAAAGCCCGAATACATCTCGCCCGACCCCAAGCAGGCGAGCGTCATCATCACGGTGATCAACAAGATCATCAACGAGATCTACAACACCGTCGGTCTGGCCGGCGAACGCACCAAGGAAGACAATGCCGTCGGCATCGACAACTCCTCCGGCGTCGCCAAGGCCTACGATTTCGAGCGCGTGAACTCGCTTCTGACCGCCAAGGGTCAGGCGCTGGAGCGCTGCGAGAACGAGATCGTCACGCTGGTTTGCCTCTGGGCCAAGCAGCCTGTGCCGAAAGACAAGCTCGTGAAGTATCCCGAGACCTACGACGTCATGCGTCTGGTGGACGATCTGACGATCTCCGAGGCTCTCGCAACGATTGATGCGCCGAAGGAAGTCCGTCGCGAGCAGTTGCGCGCGATGGTCGACAAGCTCTTCCCGCGCCTCAAGGCCGACATCCGTAAGAAGATCGAGGCAGACATCGACAAGTGGCTGGAGGGTGCTGACCTTCTGACTGCTCCGACAACCTTTGGGACGAAGACTCCGACATCAGCGGTCAAGGCCACGCGCCAGGGCCAGGTGACGAAGGACACTCCCAAGAAGAAGGCCGCGGCGTAATCGACCGCTGAACTATCAAGAAACCGTCGAGACACTGACGGCCTGAAGACGTGCATACCCGAACGGCCAAGACACCGGCCAACCCAAACGATCGCCCGAGATACTGGGCAAGGAGTATGAAATGAAGAAAGTTCTTGAAACTACGCGCCGTTTTTCCTCGTTCGGCGCATTCGCATCGGCACCCATGTATCCCGGCGCACCCCGGATCGCCTTTGCCCCTGATAATGAAGGTGGTGCAGGTTCCTCTGATGATGATGGCGATGGTGCTGGCGACGATGATGTCTCTGGCGACGACGACAACGCTGGTGGTAGCGACGAAGGCGATGACGACGCCGGCGGTGATGACGCCGAAAAGAACAAGTCGAAGGACACGGAGAAGCTTCTCCGCGACGTCATGGCGAAGAAGGCCAAGCTCAAGGACGCAACTGCCCAGATCGAAGCTCTGAGGGCCGAGATCAAGAAGTTCGAAGGTATCGACGCCGACCAGGCGCGTCAGCTTGCCAAGGACAAGCGCGATGCCGACCTCGCCGCGGAAGAAGCCAAGGGCAACTTCGAGCGGGTCAAGACGATGATCATCGAGGAGCACAAGAAGGAAACCGAAACGCTCGCCGCCCAGGTGGCCGAGCTCAAGGGTCTTCTGGCGACCAAGGACGGCACGATCAACGAGCTGACCATCGGCCGGTCGTTCTCCGAGTCCAAGTTCATCTCCGAAAAGCTTGTGGTTCCGCCTTCCAAGGCTCGCCAGCTCTACGGCCCGCACTTCGAGATCGTCGATGGCGGTGTGGTCGGTTACGACAAGCCGGCGGGTGCCAGCGAGCGCACGGTTCTGACCGGCGGCGACGGCAAGGCACTGTCTTTCGAGGCTGCCATGCAGAAGCTGATCGAGTCCGATCCGGATCGCGAACGTCTGATCAAGGCGGGCGTGACAGCCGGCGCTGGCTCCAACACCCACAAGGTCAAGGACGACAAGACCCAGGAACAGCCCGGAAGCAAGGAGCTCTACGGAGCTTCGCGAATCGCTTTCGCGCTTCAGAAGGGCAAGTAAAACCCTCTTTTTGGCTTATCGGCAACGGTAAGTCAATATTGATTGAAGTTTTCTCTTGAATAAGGCTCAGCCGTCGGGCACAATTATTGTCAATCAATATTGACTGATCCCGACGGCTGTTTCTAAAAGGAGAAAAACGATGCCGCTGCTTATGGATGAAGCCGCCAAGCTGTCCCAGGAGGACAAGGCCCGCGGCGTTATCGAAGAGATCATCGACCGCGATGAGCTGTTCGCCCTGCTGCCGTTCCAGCATGTGAACGACAAGGTTTTCACCTACGTCCGCGAAGGCACGCTGTCCGAAGGCGACTTCCTGGATGCCTACGACCCGGTTCCGGAAGGCGCTGCAACCTTCAACGAAGTCACGACCAAGCTCAAGGTTCTGGCTGGCGACGTTGATATCGACAAGTTCACGGCTGCTGTCCAGTCTGGCCTCAACCCGCAGGTCGCGATCCAGATCGCTGCCAAGGCGAAGGCTCTCGGCCGCAAGTTCCGCCGCACGATCGTCAATGGCGATTCCACGGCGAACCCGAAGTCGTTCGACGGCGTCAAGACGCTGACCCCTTCCGCTCAGACCCTCGTGGCTGGTGCGAACGGTGCAGCCGTTTCCGCTGAAATGCTCGATGAGCTCCTCGACGCCGTTACCCTCGGCGCTGACGTTCTCATGATGCGTCGTGGCACCTGGCGTGCGATCCGCGCGATCATGCGCTCCTTCGGTGGCAACACCGGCGACATGATCCAGATCCCGAACTTCGGCAAGCCGATCCCCGGCTACGACGGTATCCCGGTCATCATCAACGACTACATCACTGCCGACGAAGTGCAGGGTTCGGCAACCGCAACGACCTCGATCTACGCTCTGCGTCTGAACGAAGCCGACGGTTTCCACGGCATCTACGGTGGTCCTTCTGCTGGTATCCAGTTCGAAGACATCGGCACGATCCAGAACAAGGACGCCTCGCGCTTCCGTGTTAAGTGGTATTCGGCAACCGCTCTCAAGGCGACCCACAGCGTCGCCCGCCTGAAGGGCATCCTTAACGTTTAATATTGATGATCAATCAATATTGACTTATTATTGGGGCAGGGCAATCCTGCCCCTTTGCTTTTGGTGACCTATGAAGACCATCGAGATCTACGGCCAGAAGGGATGCGGCTTTTGCAGCAGGGCCGTCGAGTTCTGCCAGAGCGCAGAATACGCCTTCGTCTACCGCGACATCGCGGATGCCCAACATCGCTCCGAAATGTTCGCACGCAACCCGCAGGCCAAGACTGTTCCGCAGATCTTCGTCGGCGACACACTGGTCGGTGGCTTCGATGACCTGAAAGCCCTGCCGACTTCGCAACTCCAACAGATGATCGGTGAATAACTTGAACTACCTCAAGATCGTTTCGAAAGGATGGGCAGGCTACAATGGTCAGCTCAACATCATCACCTTCAAGGATGGCGTCTCTACCGAGCCGGTTCCTCCGCTCATTGCGGATCGCATTGCTGCATGCGTCACTGTCGTTGCCTGCAACGAAGACGGCAGCGAGGGCGAGACTGAGGCTCTCGTCGGCATTCAGCATCGTCTCGTCACCGAGACCGCCTCGCGCGCCCCAATCGCAAAGCCTCTGCCTCGCATGAGCGATGCCGACCGGGAGCTCGAGAAGAAGGTTGAAGCGGCCCGCGCGCTCGAACAGCCGACGGACAAGCTCTTCACCCGCCTCGATCTGGAGCAGGTCGCTGACAAGTCCGGCATCAAGGGTCTGCGCGAGATCGCTTCCGGCTGGCAGATCAAGGCGCGTTCCATTCCCGATCTGATCAACGAGATCCTCGCTGCTCAAGGCAAGTTCCTGGCTCAGCGTCAGGCGCTCCTCGACAGTGCCGGCGGCGCTCTGCGCACGGCGACCCTTCCGGCAGATGCGCCGGCAGCGGCCGAACCTCAGCCCGAGGAAGTAATTACCGCATCTGGTTTCGAGGGTATGCCTGAGAAGTATACCGGCGCAGAGGGCGTCTCGTTCCCGGCCGCGCGCCTGGTCGATCTCGCCCTGCGCAACTCCGGCATGTCGCTCACCGGCTGGAACAAGCTCCTCGACGCTGATCGCGCCAAGCTGATCACGCAGGAAGCAAGTGTCCTTGGTGTCAGCCCTGTGCTGCCGGAAGAGCCAGTCAAAACTCCTGCCGAGGATACGCCGGCTCCGGAAGGGGAGGGCGAGAGCGAGAGCGACGGTCAGTCCCAGCCCGAGGGCGAACCCCAGTCCCAGGAAGCCTAAGCCATGCTCAAGCTCTACCCCGAGAACTATGACGTCTCCGTCGATGTGCTCTTCACCGATCTCAATGGCGACCTGATCACGGTCACCGGCGTCTCCGCTGCGCTCTACGACGGCGACGACGAACAGGTGGTCGACTTCGGAAGCCTCCCGTTCGACTTCACCGAAGGCAAGAAGACGGTGGTCATCCCGGCCTCCTTCAACGTTCTCGAGGTAGACGAGCTCTCCACCACCCGGATCCTTCGGGTGGTTCTCTCCACGCTTGCCGGCGACGTGCACCGATCCTTCGGTTACATCATCGAGGGCGAGACTCGGCTGGAGATCCTCAACAACACCTTCGTCACGCTCGAGGCTGCAGAGGCGCTGCTTCGCGACATGCCGTCGCTGAAAGCCTACCAGGCAGCCAGCGATGATCAGAAGGCGGCCGCCCTCATCAACGCCTATACCAGGATCGCGCGCGTCCAGGTTCGTTTCGAACAGGAGCCGCCGATCGGCACGAGCTGCCGGCGCGAAGTCACCATCCGGCCGGGCGGCTGGAGCGAAATCACGAAGGATGAATTCCTCGGATACCCGAAGAGCTTCCGCAAGGCATTGCGCCTGGCGCAGCTCAACGAGGCAAACGTCATCCTGACCGACAGCCCGATCGCGGCCCGCCAACGTGACGGTATCATCTCCGAGACCGTCGGTGAAAGCTCGGTCATGCTGAAAACCAGCAAGCTCGATCTCGGTGTCGATCGCTCGACCCTGCAGTTCCTCTCCGGCTACGTCTACTACACGATCAGGCTCGGCCGCGCATGATCCCGACGCTGCTGACGCAAAAGGCCGACCAGGCATCCTTCCGCTACGGGCTGTTTGTGGAATCGCTCCGCTCGCTGTTCCAGCAGTCGCTGGCCAGCTCGAGGTTCGGCACGCCAGCTCTCGTTAACGAGGTCTATGCCGAGGCCATTCAGCTTGGGCTCGATTTCAACGCCATCGAGGCGGAACACTTCGAAGCCGACATGAACGAGATTGCGCTACAAGCGCGCACAGCGACGTTGAATGAAATCGAGAGCATCGACACGCACGAGCTCACGGACGCAGCCCTTGAGCATCTGAGCGAGTCTCTCGACTATCTTCGCAGTGAATTGCTCGCTCAGTCGTCGCGCGATATCGCAACACTGCGCAAAGGCCTGCAGCGCGTCGCGCTTGAGGTGAACATTTCGGCGCGTTCGCACGGACGTCCGCAGCGCTCGGCGCTCATGGAATACCTGGTCGGCAACAAGGCTGGCATCGAATTCTTCTTCCATGATCGGGCGTCGCGCAAGTGGGAGTCGAAGACCTTCGTTCGGTCGATCTGGCGCCACACCCTGCTGTCGGTCTACAACGAGGTCGTTCTCTTCACACTCGCCGATCACGGCATCACCCGCGCAGCCGTCGAGCATGTCTCGCCGGGCGCCGAGTGGCGCGACTTTGTGATCGCACTCTCCTCCGGTTCGGAACTCCCGACCTATTCGGAGATCCGCGACAAGATCTTCCATCCGAATGCCTACGCCTACCTGCGCATGGAGACCCCAGATGTTTCAGCCTAGCCTGACCTGCCAGCTCCTCCGGCGCACCGGTCGCGACATCCACGGACAGGAGCGTCTCGCCGACCCGGTGACGATCGCCTATTCGCCGGTCTCGATGGTCCGGCAGATCGAACAGACCTCTGTGCGCACCGACAGCTCGGCGTCCCGCGGCCAGGCAGAGCAGACGACCTCCAAGACAAAGATCCTGGTGCTGCCGAATGTCAGCCTGGGCACGGATGATCGCCTGGTCATCGACGGGCTCACCTATCGCGTTTCGATGGTTCATCCGCGGCGCACCGTGTTCGGCGTGCTCGATCACCAGGAGCTCGATCTCGAGGTGCTGCCGTGAAGATCGAGATGAAGGTCATCGGCAGCAAGGAGGTGATCCTGAAGCTGCGCAACATGGGCGACCGGGTGCAGGAGAACGCCCGCAAGACCATGCATCGCTCGGCCGACCGCATCGTCAAGACGGCTCAGAAGATGGCGCCGGTCGATCAAGGCAACCTCGAAGCCGCCATTCAGAAGCAGGTCGGCTACGAGAGCTACCGCGGGCGTCTGAAGATCGACGTGGTCGTCGTTGATAGCGTCAATGGTGTCGATGTCTCGCGATACGCCGAGCAGATGCACTATGGGCACTACAAGCTTGGTGAGAAGAGCCAGCTCAAGCAGGACGGCCAGAGCGAAATCGTCGGGCCAGGCTTCCTCACCAGGGCCGCCGCGCCTGAAGACGACAAGCTCAACAGGCAGATGGTCGAAATGATCGCGCAGGAGACGAAAAACGTATGATCTGGGACATCATTCAGAAGAAGATCGAAGACGCTGGGCTGGCTGTTGGTGGCGAGACGCTCTTCCTGCAGAACTTTCCGGGCGACGTCTCGGTTGGTATCGGCATGTTCGAGCCACTCGAGGGTGTCCATATCGACCCCTATATGCCAGGCCTCCACAAGCCGGACCTCAAGATCATCGTCCGGCACTCCAATGTCGCTGATGGCGCTGCCCTCGCGCGCCAGGTGATGAACCTGCTGACGATCACGGCCGAGGAAGCCTATGCAGCGACCGCCGATCGTGGAGCTGTGATGCTGAAGGTGTTCTATCCGCGCTCTCTGCCGATCCAGTTTCCGGCCCTTTCGGGCAACGGGATCGAGTGGGCGCTGGTCTTCCAGACCGCGTTTACGATCCAATCCGCGTAAACTTTCGCTTCTAGCGGCATCCGAGGCAGTTTGTCAATCATTATTGATTGATTTCACCTTGGCTGTCGCGGTATCATTATTCAATCAATACTGACTGCATCAAAGGAGAAAACTGATGCCGACGACTTCCAATACCGAGAACGTGAAGCTCGGTGTCTGCAGTGTCCTTTTCGACGACAACGATCTTGGCTTTACCAAGGGCGGCGTTGAAGTCGAAGTTCAGACCAACACCCACGTCGTGAACGTCGACCAGTTCGGCGAAACCCCGATCGACGAACTTATCACCGGCCGCACGGTCCAGGTGACGGTTCCGATGGCCGAGACCACGCTCGAAAACCTCGTGCGCATCATGCCTGGCTCGGTTCTGATCACCGACGCAACCGACACCACGAAGAAGAAGGTCACGGTCTCGACCGGCACCTCGATCTCGCTGCTGTCGCTCGCCAAGGAACTGAAGCTGCGTCCGAAGGGAACGACCGGCGCCGACGACTTCACCATTCCGAAGGCCATGACCGCCGGCGCGATTCAGTTCGCCTACCAGACGGACAAGGAACGCGTCTTCAACGTCAGCTTCAAGGGCTACGCCTCCGACGACGGTTCGCTGTTTACCGTTGGCGACGACACCGCGCACGCCTAATGGCTTGCGCTGACAAATAATATCCGTCAATATTGACTGATCATCGTAACCCGGTGGTCAGTCAATCTCGTTTTCAGGGAACCTCGCATGTCCAACACCAAATACCTCGACCTCGATGCTGTCAGCGGTAAGGTCGATTTCACCGTCAAGCTCGGCGGCGTCGAGCACAGGGTCAAGGAGTCCTCGATCCAGGACTTCATCGATAATGCCACGATGCTCGAAGGACTGGCGCTCCAGGCGACGGTCAAGGAAGAGCTCGAGGTTACGATCAAGATCATTCAGCGGGCTCTGCCGACGGCTTCGGAAGCTGATCTGCGGAACCTCAGCTTCACCCAGCTCGACGCGATCCGCAACTTCGTCATGACCGCCAACGGCGAGAAGGCTGAAGAAGAAAAGGTCGGAGGCGCGCCGGCCGAGGGAAACGTTCCGGCGGCAGACTAGAAGCCGTAGACTTCGGCTATCTGTTCTGTCGCATCGTCAAAACCTACGGCCTCAGTCATGAGGCCGTGCTCGCAATGCCAGCCAAGCGCTTCTGGTTCTACAACAACCAGGTCGAGCGAATGATGGCCGAGCAAGACCTCCGGACCCTCGAACTGCTGGCACTCAGCCATAGCGGGGAGGGGATCCAGAAAGCATTTGAGCGGCTTGTCGCCGAACGCGGACAAATCTTCGTGTATCAGCCGATCGAAAAGCAGCTCAACCTCGATGATGACAGCCTCGATCCCGAATTCAACCGGGACGGTCTCGCCGCACTCAAGGCCGCTCATTGTCGCCCAAGCAAAGCAGTCAACATTGATGGAACGAAGGTAGGGCAATGACGGCAATTAAGGTTGAACTGGAACTCGTGGATGGCTCGTTCACCACTCGCATGTTGCATGCGGGCGAGACGATCGAACAGTTCAACCGAAATGTCTCGCGCTCTTCTCCGGAACTGCGCAGGCTGGCCGAAAGCGGCCAGTTTGTTATCCGTTCGATGGATAAGGCCGAGGGTAGCTCCCGCAGCTTCCTCGGCACGCTCCGCGACGTCTCTATCGTCGTCGGTCTCGTTTCGCTTGGCTTCCAGAAGTTCATCGGTCTCCAGGATGGCATGATCGGTAAGATCGTCCAGGCGAACGCAGCGTTCGAACGCCTGGTCTATCAGATGCGCGCCATGAGCGGTGCATCCGATCCGATCAAGGACGCTGCTCAGAATGTCAACTATCTGCTCGAGTCCGCCAAGAAGTCGCCATTCTCCCTCGACGCCCTGACCAAGAGCTTCACCAAGCTGAAGTCGACCGGCACGGACCCGATGAAGGGCTCGCTCGACGCGCTTCAGGATGGCGTCGCGGCCTTCGGTGGTAGCGACGAAGTCTTCGACCGTGCAACCCTCGCCATCACCCAGATGTCCGGTAAGGGCGTCGTTCAGATGGAAGAACTCAGGCAGCAGCTCGGCGAAGCCATGCCACAGGCCGTCGGTCTGATGGCCTCTTCCATGGGCGTCTCCATGGCAGCATTGATCAGCAAGATCTCCTCCGGACGTCTTGCTGCCAAGGAATCGCTCGACCTCTTCTACGCCGAACTCGACCGGTCCTTCGGTGGCACCGCGCAGCGCATGATGCAGAGTTTCAACGGTCAGTTGGCAGCCAACAGGACCGCCTGGCAGCAGTTCTCGCTGACCATCGGCGATATCGATAAGGAAACGGGTGTCGCCAACAAGGGCGGCTTCTTCGCGACGCTTACCGACCAGCTCCGCGACTTTAACCAGGCGCTGACGAGCGTCGATGGCACCAATCTCGCCAAGTCGATCGGCAATGGCCTGACCGAGGTCATTCAGTGGCTGCGTTCGGCCGCCGATACCGCATACGAGTTCCGCGCGGCCATCGGTGACTTTGCGATGTTTGTCGGCGGTGTTGCTGCGATCAAGCTCTTCGTTGGCGGGCTGAAGTCGCTGCGGGATGCCTACACTGGTGTCGTCCAGTCGTTGCAGATCGCCCGCGCTGCTTTCGCTGCTGCCGATACTGCTGCTGCCGCCCATGCGCGAGCGCTGAACAACGTCGCGACGAGCATTGAGGAAGTCGACCGGCTCGGTCGTGTGGCGGCTTCGCAGGGTCTGCGCGCCATGCTTACCTCAATGGTCCGCTTCGCTCCGGCTGCCACGATTATCGGTCTGGCAATCTACGAGATTGCTGATGCCTTCGACGTCTTCGGTCACCGCGGCAAGGAGGCGATCGAAACGCTGCGCGAGTTTGGCCGTATCGCCCAGGACCAGGTCGGCAAGGCTCAGAAAAACATCACCGACCGTCAGGAAGAACTGAACAAGCAGATCGCAGAGATCCGCCGCAACGCCGGCAATATGATCAGCTTCAAGCAGGGCGATGCGCGCAAGAAGGCTATTCAGGAAGAGATCCAGGCGGAGTTCGAGAAGCAGGGCATCCTTGAGCAGCAGAACCAGATCCTCAAGGATCAGGCCGCCCTCAACGAGAACAACCGCCGGCAGGCCGAAGAGAATGCTCAGCGCGAGTCCGACATGCGCCTGCAGCCGCTTCAGGCTTTGCAGGAAGGTGAGGAGCGCGAATATCGCCTTCAGCGCGAGCGCATCCAGAGGGAGCACGACGACCGCATCCAGGCGGCCAAGACCACTGGCGAGGATCTCGACGCGATCGAAAAGGATCGTCAGGAGAAGCTTTACGAGAACGCCAAGACCTTCCTCGACCAGCAGGCCAAGGACGTCAAGCAGCTTCAGGACTCCCTCAACGAGACGAACAACAAGAAGCAGGGTCCGTGGACCCAGACCGATCTGTTGCTCGGCGACAAGCTCGCCAAGAAGCTCGATGAGATCCGTGAAAAGCAGCAGAACCTGAAGCCGTTCGGCGCGCTTCCGGATATCGGTCAGACGTCGAATTCGGAAAAGAACTTCGAAAAGGGCGAGAAGCTCCTCGACAAGACCAAGGAACAGGTCGAATCCCTGAAAGAGCAGCTTTTCAGCGCCAACAAGGAGCTCGACGACTTCCATGCGAAGTTCGCAGCCGGCGCCTATGGCAACACGTCTTCGACCCAGGTGCAGGAACTTGGCGCGGAGATGGAAAAGCTCCTCGTCCAGAAGAAGGCCCTCGACGACGTCCTCGACGGCAAGAAGGACATCGAGCAGGATCTCGAGCATGCCCGGATCAAGCTGATCGAAGACCGCATGGCCCTCGAGGAGAAGGCCAACGGCAAGACGCTGACCGAGGGTGAGAAGATCATCACCCGCATCAAGGAGGGTTACTACAAGGGCTTTGGCCCGAACTCTCCGACGATCCAGGGCATCAACGCGACGACCGACGGCCTGATGCTGCAGGGCAGGGCCTCGACCTCTGCCGGCAATCAGTTGCGCAACGCATTCGGCCAGCAGACGGTCGGAAAGATCGTGACGCTGACCGACCGGCTGAAGGACATGCTCAACGTCCTCACCGGTATCGGCACCTCTGTCGGCGCGATCAAGTTCGACGGCATGGGCACGCCGGGCGCGCTCGCTGGCGGCTTTGCCGGTCAGCCCGGCCTGGTCCAGAACGTTCAGCCGACCCGAGACGCTGAAAACCTGATGGCGACGGCCCTCCAGCACCTGATGGAAAAGGGCTGGAGCCAGGTCGCGGCATCCGGCATCGTCGGCAACCTGATGGGTGAGAGTGGTCTCAACGTCAACGCTCGCGCTGTGGGCGACGGTCGCGACGGCTCGGACTCGATCGGTATTGCCCAGTGGAACTCGGATCGTGCGCAGAAACTGATGGGCTATGCCCAGTTGGGCGGCAAGAACTGGAACGACCTTTTCACCCAGCTCGACTTCCTCGACCATGAACTGCGCACGTCGCACAAGTCGGCAGGCGATGCGATCATGGGCTCCTCGACCGCGTCGGGCGCTGCCTACCAGTTCATGAAGCTCTTCGAGCGGCCCTCCGATCACGCGATGGCAGTCTCTGGCCCGAAGCGCGCCGGTTTCGCTGAGCATGCTTATTCGATGGGCAACACTTCCGGCCCGACGATCCAGCGTGACCAGCCGCTGTCGAAGCAGGCGCTGCCCTCCGACGCCGGCACGGATGCTGATCCGACCCTGCAGCAGGAAGTCATCGCCTTCAAGGAACGCCAGATCCAGCTTCAGGACCAGTATCTGAAGAAGGCTGCCGAGATCGACGCCGGCCAGAAGAAGCTCAACGAGGATCAGAAGGCGCAGGCGGCCACGGACTACAAGTCCGGGCTCCTGACCAAGATCGAGACCGCCAAGGAAAGCCTCGACGGCTTCGATAAGAACTATCGCGCCACGATGCAGCTCATCACCAAGGGCGAATTCGGCTCGAAAGATCCGACGACGGAGAACAACAAGGCGCTCCTCGATATCGCCAAGCAGCTCGACCAGGTCGAGAAGGAACGCGGCGACCGCAAGGAAGCCTCGAACCGGATCGACAGCGCCGAAAAGAAGCTCAAGGAAGACGAGCTCAATATGGAGCGCCAGATCGCCGACCTGAAGGCGAAGGCGAAGGATCCGAACGCTCGTCTCGACACCTCTGCCCTGATCTCGCTCCGCGATCAGATGACCAAGTATGTCGATGACGTTGAACTCGTCTACAACAAGGACAGTGACGAGTATAAGGCCGCGGTCGCCCGTAAAGCCTCGGTGCTGAAGTCGTTCAACCAGCAGCAGCTCCTCGAGGAGACTGTCGCCGGCAACGAAGTCACGCGCGCTCAGCAGGCCTCGATGATGACCGAGGCTCAGCAGCGCCAATATTACATGAACCAGGAGCTGGATGCGGTCGACAAGCGCGTTGCCTACTACAAGCAGGCAGGCGTGCTCGACGTTCAGGCGACCCAGGCGGCCGAAGCCCAGAAGGCAGCGATCCGCCAGAAGTATACCCAGCAAAGCCCGATCACCAAGCAGCTCAAGGAATGGGGCGATCTGCAGGGCAACCTGGAGAAGGCCGCGACCGGCTGGATGGACTCGATGGTGGATGGTATCGCCGGCCTCATCACCGGGACCGGCGACCTGCGCTCC